GGTATTGACGCTGGTGTAGAGGGGTCGTCGCTCCAATATAATCTTTCTAAATGTATTTGTGAGGGTAATTTTTCACATACAAAAGATAAACTATCATTTTGATTAAAAAAAGCAGAGTTAGTAGATAAAGCACTATTAGTTCCAGATACAGCGTCTAAATTAGTTAAAGACATAGTGCCTAATATAAGACCACCTCCACCAGTTAAAGTATCTTCTCCTTCTTGTAAAATATTACTTCTTATTACTAATTGTGGAATATTATTTGGAACTATTCTTGTTGTTGCTGATACGAGAGAGTTAGTTAAAGTTTGTTGTGTAATTTGCGACCAACCACTTATAACCTCTACTAAACAGCGACCATTATTAACTAAATCTTGGTCTAATACATATTTAAAACCAGATTTATCTGTATCTTGTTTTATTTTTGGGTTATTACTACAATTATTCAATCTCAATATTTTCACATTAGACATTTTATTATAATATATGATAATATATTTTTTTTTAATTATTAGGTTATTAAATAATTAAAAAAAAATGTATGGGTGGAGGATTTTAATGCTTTTTTTGCTTATGGGCTTGTTGTCTTATATTATATATAAATATTTTATTTTTTCTCAAAATCTTTTAATGCGTATTCTAAATTATCTTCGTCTTTAATTTTTTGTAATTCTTTATCTATTGTTGATAAATTATTTTGTTGTCTTTTCTCTTCTAAATAATCTTCTTTACTCATATTTGTTATTGTATCATAATACATTTTCTTTACTAATAATTCTTCCATTACAGAAGGATATTCTGGAAAGTTTTTTTTAATTATTAAATTACAATATCTTATTAATGCTACTTTATCTTGTTCTTCTACAAAATCGTCTAAACCAGTATAATCTGGTAATTCATAATTTTCATATTTTTTTAGCAATTCTTTCCTATAATCAATATTAGGGTCATACTTTTCAGCATTCATTAATTCTTCTTGTGTGAAAGGTTGTAGTTGTTCTACATTATCAATTTTTTCGTTTTCTACGACTTCCATTATAATATATAACAACATTTTTTTTTTAAATTAATGTTTTTTTAAATTAAATTAAATTAGAATGAGCGTTCAACCAATCCGTTAGGGTTCATTACCCATACACAATCATATAAACAGAATGTAGTAGCGTCTTGTTCTGCTGGTGCTGAACCACCACAATCAACTTCTAATGTAGAAGGAGCAGAATTACCAGCAGTATTAAGACCGAGATTTACTAATCTATCGTCGCTAAATCTGGTTAAATTAATACATAATGAACCAGCACCAACATCATCACCAGCGGCATCAGCGGCTATGAAGCGAGTTTGTGATACTGCTGTTGATTTAGCGTGAGTGTGTCCGTGAGGTGCTAATGTTTTAGCGGCTTCCATATAAGCACGAGAAATATTTAAACCATTATCAGTTGCTTCAACACTATTAATATCTAAACTGTCTTGTGGATATTGCTGTCCTCCAATACGGTATAAATAGGATACGACTTTGGTTATATTCATAGCAGTTAATATATTTTTTTGTTTGTTATTCATATTAGCAGAAGGTCTAAATAATGTAATCATACCATTAAGACTTCTAAATGAAGCGTTTAATTGTAAAGTCTGTTTAGAACCAATTGCGTTTAATACATTAATAATAGTAGAATATGATTGTGAAATCCACATAGTAGGACTTGACTGGATTTGTCTGGTGTAAGCACCCATTACACCTTCGTCTAATATTTGATAGACTGGTGCGTAAAATCTTGCTTCACTTACTTCGTAATTGAGGGTGTTGCTATTAGCACCATATATAAATGCTTCTGTTCCAGACGCTAATGTAATCTCTATTGTGAATTGAGGAAGACCTTGTGGAAGTGCTTTATTGAAATATGAAGCGAGGAAACCAGATTTTAATTTTAAAGCGAGGACTTTAAAATCACTTGTTCCACCATTACCGCCTGAAACTTGAAGAGCGGCACCTTTGGCTTTCCAATTTAAATTAGGTGCTGAACCACCATTAACCGCTTGTTGATAAGTAATATCTTCAACGCCAGAGTTCCATACTTGGTCGTATAAATGGAATAAATTATATCTTTCTAATGTTTCAACTTTACCAGAAGAACCAGCAATACTAATTTCAACTTTATCAATTATAGAAGCAACATTACCGTCAAAATTACACGCAACATTACCAGCATCAGCGTGATTAGATTTAACCTTAACATATAAATATGATTTAGTAGTATCTAAAAATCCGTCGGCTTGAACTGGAATTAGGATTTTATTATTAGAGTTTGAAGCATAGGAAGAAGAAGTAGCGTCAAATCTGCTTAATCTTGTTCTGGAAGGGATTGCGTCGCTTCCAGTTATAGTATATCTCATAGACATAGGGAGGGAGTTTTCAACATTCGCCATTTTATATTCTATTATAAGAAAATAATTTTGAAAATTAAATGTTATAACATTATATATATAATGAAAATTATTGATAATGAAAAATTAAACAAAATCCCATTAATATCTCAAAATGTAGATAATACATCTAATGTTGCTTATAAAGTTGCTCCTCCATTAGAACCTATGAACTCTTTTTCTTATATTGTAGGTAGTGCTGGTAGTGGTAAAAGTTCATTATTCCTTGCTATGTTATGTTCCAGACCAACAAAAAAAAAACCTAATGAACCTCGTTTTTATTATAAATATTTTGATAAAATATATTTAATCTCTTCCAGTTTAGCGAGTTTGCCCCTAAATAAACTAAACTTAAATGAAGACAGAATATTCAATAAATATAGTGATAGTTTAATGGAACAGATTGTAGAAACTGAAAGAGAAGACGAAGAAAATAATAATTGTTTAATTGTATTAGATGATGTTATAAAAGATATTAAAAAATCAACATTTATGTCTAAATGTATTTTAAATAGAAGACATATTTTAACTAATCCAGAAGGAGAAGGTTGTAGTGGTTGTAGTGTATGGATTTTGTCCCAACGCTATAATGAATTGCCTTTAACATTTAGGGTTAATGCTTCTTCTATATATGTATTTAGAACTGAAAATAAAAGAGAATTAGACGCTATTAAGGACGAGTTAATGAGTGATTTAAATAAAGAACAACAAAACGAAGTATTAAAAATTGCTTGGAAAGATAAATATAGTTTTCTATTAATATTAAATAATAAACCGACTGCTGACCGATATTATCAAAGATTTAATA